GTCACCTTCTGCCGTGTAAGCCCAATAATTCTCCATATAAATCCTAAAAATTGTTTCATAATCCAATGTTTTGTTATGAACCGATATCGCATCAAAATTTTTAATAGGTTTGTTAAAATCATGACCATCTAGCCACCATATAATAGTTAATGAATCATGTAAAAATACTGAATCTATATTTTTGTAAATAATTTTTAATAATTTTTCATCCATACAGTAACTGTGAACTACCCAAGGACTAAAGATAGTTGGGTTTCTAAATTATAAATATAATTATTTTGTTTTTAAAAAAAATATTCTTTATATTTGTAGAACAATTAGTTGTATTAAGTTTTTACCAAATACAATTTTTAAAACAAATTAACTATGACACCAAAAGAAAAAGCGGAAGATTTATTAAAAAAAATGTTATTTGAAATTGAACATAATTGCCAAGATTCGTTAACTAAAATGGTTGCTAAAGAATGTGCCATAATAACTTGTAATGAAGTATTAGGATACATGGGTGCAGATAGAGGGTATGAGTTTTGGACTCTTGTAAAAAAAGAAATAAAAAATCTATAACACGCAAAAACTAATTTAAAAAGAAATAATTATGAAACAAACAGCAGTAGAATGGTTAATACAAAACATTGTAGAAGACCAAACAATAAAAGCAAAATCAATGTCTGAATGGATTAAGATATTTGAACAAGCCAAAGCAATGGAGAAAGAAAGAATGTATAGTGAGGAAGATCTAATTAGTTTTGCTGAATTTGTAGCAACCTATACTGATAAAAATAGAAACGTACATGGTCAAATGTTACATGCTAAATCAAAATATGATGGTGCTGAAAGAACTGTTGACTTATTTGAAATATGGTTTGAACAATTTAAAAACAAGTAATATGACACAAAATAGAATACAAATTAATGGTGTTTGGTATGTTAGAGAAGATCAAGCACAAGAACCAATTAAGTTAGATCCTATTGATTTTGAAGGTGTAGTTGTTGAAAATGAAGATTTTTGTTTTGAAGCAACTAAACACACTAGTGGTGATATTTATGATATTGATATTGAATTCACTGATAAACGAATTAAACCTTGGAAAGTAGATCATTGGGATAATGATAATTGGATGCGGGGAATACTAGAAAATAACCCAGATTCACTTAATGATATGGTAGATATAGGTTCGGAAGGTATTAGGTACTTTCAAGCCTTTTTACAACACTTAAAAAACAAAAAATGGTTATAAAAATATTCAATTAATATAAAAGTAGATGTCCACGCACCCATCTGACAGGTTTGCTATCTGTCTTGATTTGGTACAATTTTTGGTATATTTTAGTAAAATTAAAACTATGGATTGGAAAAAAATGGGATTCAAAACCGAAGAGGAGTACAAAAAATTTCTTAAAGAAAAGTGGGAAAATCTTCTACAAAAAATAAAAAATGACCCTAAATTACTTAATGTTTTTAAAAGACTGAACCACAAATAAGATTTAATCAAAAAAAATTATTATAATTAAAAAAAAACAAACATGAAAAAAATACTTATCTCTATTATTCTAAAAATTACATTTTTTTTTAGTACCGTATATAGTCAGACTATCACGGATCTTAACATTAATGTTTACGTGTTAAATGGACCACAATGTTCTCATTGGTATTATGCTTCCGTTACTGATAGTATACTTGGTGTTACACCTTTGTATCCTGTTGACATTGACACATTTCCACAACAATACATTTACAAGTATGTGGTGCAAAGCATTACGGAACTTTTGCCTTCAACAGCAACATTTCAATTTTGTGCTGTTACAACACCTCCTTGTACTTGCGTTGATAATTGTGTTACTACTTCCGTTGGATATGGTGGCGCTATTACACTACTACTTTGTGGTAACACAACAAATATTGAACAAACACAAACTAATACAAACAACATAACGTTTCGTCAAAAGTTTTTTAATTCTGATGTGTTAAAGATTGTGTTTGATCCTTGTGAAGTTGGTAATGATTATTTTGTGTTTAATACATCCGGTACTTTAGTGCAAAGTGGTGTAATAAACAATTGCGACTTTGTTTTGGATTTACGCAATCTACCTTTTGGATTATATTTATTGCGTACAAACAACAAGAATTATAAATGCTACACAAAGTAAAACAAACATCACATGGCAACATTACAAACTCAATACCAAAACTACTTGAAAGAAAATCCAACATCAAAATTAACTTATGATGAATGGATAGATCAAGTGTGGTTACTCAACAAGTTAAATAAACAAGAACCTCCATTTGTTTCAGATGATTTTCAAATAGGACCTGGTGGTGCTTTTGAATTAGGTGATGACGTTGGTAATTGGGACGATACTTTAATGGATGATTTAGACGAAGAAGAATAATATATGATTAAAGTAGAATTAATTTCCCATTTTGGAGATGATTTAATGATAGTAAATGTCGCCAGAGTAAGTTACGGCAAAGAAGTAACATCATTTGGTGAAAAAGACCAAAAATTAATTAATTATTTGGTTAAACATGGGCATACATCTCCATTCAGACATCCCCAATTACAATTTAGAATAACTTGCCCAATTTATGTTGAACGACAGTTATTTAAACACCAAGTTGGTTTAAGTGCCAATTCAATAAGTGGCAGATATGTTGATTTTTCAGACTCTTACACCACCATTAAAGAATGGAGGAAACAATCCACATCGAGCAAACAAGGTAGTGAAGGAGTTGTCGACAATCAAACAATTTGTTCTGAAATTGAAGAAAGAATTATCCATGAATGTAGTCGGGCGTATGAATTATTAATAGAACAGGGTGTATCAAAAGAACAAGCTAGAACCATATTACCCCTGAATCTTAATACCAGTTTTATATGGACAGGTAGCATGTTATCATTTATACATTTATTTAATTTAAGACTTAAACCAGATGCTCAACAAGAGACCAGAGAAGTTGCACAAATGATGTTATCTCATATAAAAAATATTGAGGGAAATCCTTTTGAGTACACCTTAAAAGCGTTTAATTTTTAAGTGATACTTTGCGAAAAAATTTCTGTTGTAATACCTTGTAAAAACGAGGGTAAAAACGTCCTAAAAACAATCCAATCAATACCTTCGGGAGTTAGTATTATTTTGTCGGATTCATCCACAGATTCTACGTTAAATCACATTCCATCACATGTTAAAATCACACAGGGCGGTTTACCTTCATGTGCAAGAAATAATGGGGCAAAATTGGTTAACACCCCTTATGTTTTATTTTTGGATGCGGATATGGATATCAGTAATGTAAATCTTGAAAAAATGATATCTGATGTAATTAAAGAGGATTACCAACTTGTCACCACAAAAATCAGAGTTAATACATGGAGAAATATTTTTTATGAAACATTTTATATAATACAAAAAATAATATCCAAAAAAACACCTTTTGCTGTTGGTGGATTTATGTTATTTAAATTAGAGGAATTTTATAAACTTGGACAATTTAACGAAGAAGATAAGTTTGCCGAAGATTTTCATTTAAGTATGAAAGTAAACCCAAATAAATTTAAAATATATAAAGACGTGGCCATAACTTCTGACAGAAGATTAAAAAATAAAGGGGTTTTCTATATTTTATTTTTAATGTTAAAATGTTGGTTTAATAAAGATAACAATGATTTTTACAAAAAAGACCATAATTATTGGAAATGAGTAATAAAATCGAAGCCTTATTTATATCAGATGTTCATCTTGGATCAAAAGGTAGCAATCCCAAAGAATTATTGCAAATATTAAAAAAATATAAACCAAAATATATTTTTATCGTAGGTGATTTTATTGATGGTTGGTTATTAAAAAAGAGACATTATTGGACACAAGATTTTACGAATGTAATAAGAAAAATTCTTTCGTTATCGAAAAAACAAACAAAAATTATTTATGTCACCGGAAATCATGATGATTTTTTAAGGAGTTATACCCCGCTAGAATTGGGGGAGAATATTTATATTGTTGATGAATATATTTGGAATGGTTATTATATTACCCATGGAGATTTATATGATGGTGTTGTGTCCTTAAAATGGTTGGGAATTTTGGGGTCTATAGGATATGAAACCGCAATCATGTTAGATAGATTTATGAAAAGATTTGGTTATAAAAGGTCGTTAAGCAAATGGTTAAAATATAGGGTAAAAAATGCCATTAAATTTATCACCTCATTTGAAGAACAATTAACATATCAGGCAAAAAAGAGGGGATGTCATGGAGTTATTTGTGGTCATATACACACACCTGAAAATAAAATGATTGAAAATATCCATTATTTAAACTGTGGGGATTGGATTGAGAATAATAGTTATATAACTTATAATGAAAACATTTTTTCAGTAAAATCAAAATAATTTTTCATAACCAATAATTGAAATGGAAATACTATTTGTGTATAAATCATTTCCTTTATCCAGATTAAGAGTTTTAAATAACTCCATTATACTTCTTTTTATATATTTTTCATCTAATTTTACATCAGAACAATAATTCCAAGAGAATATACTAAAAAAATAATCATCCATATTATTAATACACTCAAAATTTAAATTATCCTCGATAAATTCATTCTCAATATAAATATTTAAGTCCAGATTTAATCTGGTAAATAAATGTATTGAACGGATAATTTTTACTTCTTTAATAAAATCATATTTTTTTTTTAATAAAATATTTAATGTTTTTTCTAAAATTTTTATATCATTCATAATGTGATAAATATTTATATTTATGGAAAAACTGATACCTCCATATTGGTATTTAGAATCTCCAATAGATTTTGAACACAAACAATATATTTTGTATGATTATCTACAAAATGTAGATAATAATTTTAAAAACAAAATATTATCTCCATATCTATTACATATGGAAAGATTAATAGATGAATTAAATTCTGTTAATTCATCATTCAGAATGATGAAAAAATACTTTGATAAAAACAGATATTTCTTTTTAAAAGAATATAGAATAGATGGTGAGGATGAAAAAACCATTCAAGAAATAAAAGAAATTGTTAATTTTGCAATACCCCAAATAGATGCCAGAATCAAAACGGGATATATTATTTTAAGAAAAAATCAACAAATTTTGTATTAAAAAAGATTTTGTTATTTCAGAATCTTTTTGTATATTTACATTATCAATTAGGGGAAAAAACCAATTGATTGGTTGAGACGAAAAAACCTCAACTTGGACAGGAAAGGAACGATTCAGATACAACCTCCTGTCTTTTTTTTAAATTAAACGTCAATAACCAATTGATCCCGACCTACTCGAAATGGATTTTGAGTTGATTCACGAAAAACAGTTGTGATTATCAACTTCCAATAAACCCCATATTCTTGTTTTGGTACAATTGCCAATGCCATGGCTTTTTCTACAGAACGAACAACAAAAGGGACACCATTAATAATTTCTCCCATTAAAATTTTTTCTGCAATTTTTTTTCTAACCAAACCAATGAAATAGACAATTTCATCATTAGAAATTTCTCTTGTATCATAATCTTCGATGTCAGATCTTGTTCTTCTTAAATAAGCGTGTACTGTTCTATCAATAAGAAAACTAAATTCAATCTCAATTTTAGATGAAATTTGGGCAATTTTTTTTTCTAAAATAAGATTTTTTTTAATTAAATTTCTTAAAAAACTCATATACCATTAAATATCCTTAAAAAGGTTATTTTTTTCACCAAAAATTTTATCCTCCATATAATAATCAAATAATGTTTCCGATTCAAAATATTTTGTTAGTTCTCGTTTAATTCTTTTTGCAACAAATTCAGAAACTTTTTGACCCTTACATTCATAACAAGATGTGTCTTTTGAATCACACATAGGACAATCGACGTATTTTATTTCATTTTTCATTTTACAAATATATATATTTTTTTTTAAAATTATTTGTAAACCAAATTATTATTATACTAAAAATTACAATCTAAAACTACATAGATTTAATTTTAGAAAAGATAAGTTAGTAAAAATGTGGTTTGACCCAAATAAAACTGAAAATCAAATAATGTATGAAGAAGGTTTCGATAAAATTTGGGACACAGGTAATTTAAAATATGAATTAATTATGAACCGCTAAATTAATAAAGATGATTTGATTTCTTGGGCTCACACAATTCATCGCACAAACTAAAGATTTGTAAGATTTCTTGTCAATTTTCATTTAAAACTTTATTTGATTTTCTAATATTTTCCTCACCCCACATAGGTTGTAAGTTATCTAAAGACCAACATTTCGTAAATTCTTCATCTCCCGGTTCACTTATATTGAAGTGTGTTATTGGTAATTTGTGATCCACGTGCCATTCACCATAATTTTCCCAATTCATTCCATCTGTAAACTGACTTTCTAAATGTTGAATTAACTCTTCAGGAGTGTATTTAAGAATTTCAAAATAATGACCGTTTTTATTTAAATTATTTTCTTTCAGAACCTGATAAATTGCAGTTCTGAAATTAGCGATTAGTTTATAGAGGGGGTCATTAGATTTTCTTGTTTTTTCGTAGTTTCTTTTGTTTTCTCTATGTTTATCAATATTTTTTTCTCTCCATTTTTTATGATATTCGTTTAAATGTTCTCTATTTTTTTCCGACCAATTTTGGTGGTTTTTCTTTTTTCTTTCTTTAGTTTCTTTCTTTGATTCATATTTTTTCATGGCAACCTCTCTCCCTCCGATGTAACGTCTACCCGAAGGTCCAATAACAATCCCATTTTCTTTCAAAATTTTTATTATTGTTGGTTTAGATAAACCGGTTCTCAAAGAAATTGTATGACTTCCCAAAAGTTCCTGATTATACATTTTTAAAATGTTCTCAAGTTTTTCTTCTGTTAAAACTATCTTTTTCATAATTATAAATATCACAAATTTACTAAAAATAAATTATTTAAACAAAATAAAAAAAAAGGAGACAATTTCTTGTCTCCTTTTGTATTTGATTAGAGAAGATTATCTCAACTCTTGAAGATCAAATGTTCTAACACCGTCTACAGTAATCTTGCCATAGAACCTGTTGTTCACCATTTTTTTGGCGTATCTAGTCATGATACCCTTAATTGGTGTAAAGTTGAATGGATTGTACATTGTAGGTGTTAATTGAAGAGGTACATATGGTGCGTAGATGTAACCAGTGTCAAGTAACGATGTTCCTTTATGTCCAATTAACACTTGGTTAGCTGGGAAGTAAGGATCACGATATACTTGGTAACGTCCTGCAAGAGTACCTACTCTTTCAATACCCATGTTGTACTGATCTTGTTCAGGTGATGCATTTGAAACGTGGAAATACTCCAGGTCATCAAAAATTGCTGAAACCTCTGATGATACAACGATCCAGTTTGCACCTCCACGAAGAGTTGATTTGTGGATTTGTGCTGACAACTGATTGATTGCTGTGATCAGAGTTTGGTTCCAATCTTTTTGAGTGTATGAAGTTGTAAGATTCAGTCTCTTCCAACCATTGTAGTCCCAACGTAATGTCCAAGCGGCACCTTTACGTAAATCACGAAGAATTTCACGGTCAATTTCCGCAGCAACTTGTTCAGATAACAAAGCCGTCAATTCAGCTTCGGCATCTATATTGTGGAACGCTGCAACGTCTTGAGCCAATTCAGGAGACCATTGAGCTCTCAGTTTTCTTTCAGTTACAGAAACTGTTACTGATTCAAGATCAAAAGAAACCTCACCGATTTTATCTTCGAATTCAAGTTCTTTGTAACGTTTGAATGTGTAAGAAATCGATCCTCCAGTTACTGTCCAATCAGCGGCGTCTAAAGTAGCACCAGAATAACCATCCGGAGTTGTTTGTCCGCAAGCTACACAAACAGGAACTTGTGCGTCAATTTCTAAGTAAATTATACCATTTGGAGTACAAATATCAAAGAAAGTACCACCGTTGCCATTTGTTGGCCATGTTGTGGTAGTTGTCGAACCATACTGAACAATACCTGAACCATACTTTTGAGTTACAACTCTAAATAAAAGTGGAGTATAAGTTTGAGTGTTTAAATCAGTTGCGCAGTTTGAAACAGTTGTATATAAACGTAAGTCAGAAAGGAAAGTTTCAGTATCCATTTCCTGACCATCCGGAGCAATTAATTTTCCTGCACCCGTTGAAGCAAAACCTGACATCGCAACAAGTATTTTTCTGTACTCACCACTACTGTAGCTAGTTGGGGTCAATAATCCTGTAGTTGGACTCCATTGAACAAGAGTTGTATTACCAGTTATTGCTGACCACTGACCTTTAGAATAATCGAAAAGACCGGCAGGATTAAGACCTGGCTCAACTCCTTCATAGAACAAATCATAAAGGTTCTTACTATAAGCACCAGCACCTTGGTATCCGCTTGTTGGATCACCTGGATAATTACCTGGAGAACCTACAGGACCGTAATGTTCACCTGATTGTCCACCTTGATTTGCAAATGATCCACCACTGTATCCCTGAATTTTAGGTACAAAGTAGAACAATTTACCAATAGGTAAGTTCATAGCTTGTACTGAAACGATATCGTTCGCTAACAATTTAGAGAACACACGTCTAACAATCGGGAATACAACAGTTTCAAAAGAACCTGAAGAACCATCGGATGTTGCTTCGTTTATCAAATGACTAGCTTGGTTTTCGTATAACTGAGCTACATTCTCTTTTAGGTGGCCTTTAAGACCTTCAAGGAACCCTAATTTGTCCCATTTGTTGATAGTATCTTCTTTGATAACTTTAAGGTGTTTAAGACCTATGTTACCAACAAGACCTGATTCTAATAATGCTCCCATTTTTTTAATTTTGGTTTTGTTTAGTTTATTTTGTTAATTTGTCCATTAAATCTTTCATTCTTAAAAATTGAGGATTTTCATAGGTTTTAGACTCAATTAAATTCGAAGCCGACCCTGATGAGGCAGTATTTTCTATTTTTCTTTCTACTGATTCAGTGAGGGATGACTTAGAATTATCTTTTGAAAGTTCATCTTTAATGGTTTTATACAACATTTTAGATTCTTTAATTGATTCAACTGAATCGAATCTCCTTAAAATGTTGATCTTTTCTTGTTTTGAAGTTGAATGTTCTGTAAACAAACGTGTGGCGTAAGCCAAGTTTGAATTAAACACCGCAACTTCATTTAGTTTATTCCTGAATAAATTAAGAGCTTTTCTATATTCTTCATTTTTCTCTTTCAAAATTTGAATTTCTCTGGAGTTAGTACTTTCAAATGTAAGGTTTCTATTAGGAGTGATTCCTTTTCTTAAACCTCTACCTGATTTAGAACCATTACCGTAAGTACGTGAAGCTTCTTTTGTTTCCTCTTTTTTACCAGGTTTTACGATTTTGTTTTTTGACATTTTAGAACCTGCATTTTCACCATCTTTAAAAGTAAATTTAGGTTTACCTGTACCCATGGTTTTAGGACCTTCTTTCATTTTTTCATTAAATCCTTTTTCCATGTTAGGTTTACTTCTATATTTAAATTTAGAAGGTGACCCGATGTTCATACCTTTTGGTTTGATTTTCATTTTTGATTCCTCGATATTATTATCATCATCGTCTAAAACGATTTCATACATAACACCTTCTGATTCCATGTCATCTTCTTCTGATTCCATGTCATCTTCTTCAAAAACTTGATTCATGATATCATTTAAATCTTCTTTATCAGATTCATCCATTTCTTCCATAGATTCATCTTCTTCATAAGATTCATCCATTTCTTCCTCAGATTCCATATCTTCTTCAGATTCAGATACGATCAAATATTCATTTTCTTCATTTTTAAAATGAATATTACCAGTCTCATCTTTTGTTACGACTATCTCATCTTCAGGTCTCATCAACTTGAAAACTTTTAGAACGTCTTCGTCTGATTTTCCGGTAAGGTCGATTGTTTCGATATCGGTATCAACATCAAGATTATCAGTATCCATATCCATACCCATAGTGATATCATCTTCGGTTTCTGAATCCATTTCCTCAGAGTCATCTTCGGTTTCTGAATCCATTTCCTCAGAGTCATCTTCGGTTTCTGAATCCATTTCCTCAGAGTCATCTTCGGTTTCTGAATCCATTTTCTCAGAGTCATCTTCTGGGTTTTCAATGTCTACTTCTGTTTCAATCTCGTCATCTTCTTCAGATAGAGATTCTTTTACAAGTTCTTTGATTTCTTCCTTCATAGTTGAAGCAAGTATTCCTTTTGCATTTTCAGCGACAGCTTCTTCCAAATTTTTCATTTGTATTAAAGCGTCTTCTACAATAGATTTTTCTTTTGACATTTTTATGTAAATTTTTTCACATATAAATATGCCGAAAAGACAAAAAATTTAATTTTTTGTTATTTTTTTCTTGACTTTTTTTAAAATACTTGGAATATAATCAAAATCTGAGAGTATGATAGGGTGTTTGTTACCTCCATTTGAAGGGTATCTTCAACACCGATTTACTTCAGGTGTGGGCTGAACTGGGTGTATGTTACCTCCATTTGAAGGGTATCTTAAACGATCGTGATGCTATTCCAGCCCATGTGCGGGGTGTATGTTACCTCCATTTGAAGGGTATCTTCAACCCATTTACCAATAACTTGTTCAGAATCAAAACGTTGTAGAGAAAAGAATAAAGAAATTTCTTTAATTAATTTGTAATAAATAAAACACCGGCCATCATTTTTATCATATCCAATTTGAGCATATTCATCATCAATATTGTTTATAAAGTATA